ATTCAAACGTGACGTGCCAATCGGGTAATGAATGACCCAATGTGATCCGGCAATTTTTGCATCATATCGTTTGTTTGCTTTATTTAATGTATCCCAATCGTATTTGTGGTTTTTGTGATCATGTTTGCTTATCTGTTTATTCGTGTAACAATTCGTAAGATTCACAAGTTGTTCAAGGGCAAATAATGATTGCTTCTGCATGGACCCTATTACGATACCACGAACAACAAAATGCGTTGTGGCGCACAAAGAAACGTTTTGTTGGTGTTGCTGCAGGTAGGGGTTCAGGCAAGACTGAATTGGCAAGACGTAGAATTGTGCGCTATTTGGCAGTAAAAAAACCATGGCCCGATCCGATGTATTTTTATGCATTACCAACTGCACCACAAGCAAAGCGCGTTGCATGGCGTGCAATCAAAGCGCTAGTGCCAAAAGAATGGCTTGCAAAAGAACCACATGAAACAAACATGATCATTGAAACGAAGTTTGGTTCATCGCTCTATGTTGTGGGCATGGATAAACCGCAACGTATCGAGGGTGATCAATGGGATGGTGGTGTGATTGATGAATCATGTGACCAAAAAGAAGGCCACTTTGAATTGAGTATTCAACCAGCGTTAACGCATCGCAATGGTTGGTGTTGGCGCATTGGCGTACCAAAACGTACAGGTGTTGGCGCGCGTGGATTCAAAAGATTTTGTAAACAAAATCCTGATGAAGAATTTGAAAGTTTCACGTGGCCTTCATCCGATATTCTCACACCTGATCAGTTGCGATATGCACAAGAACATCTTGATGCGCGTGACTATGCAGAACAATATGGGGCATCATGGGAAACAATTGGTGGCGCATGTTTTCATGCATTTGATGAAGTGTTGAACGTTCAGTCGGTGGCATATGACCCGGCAAGGCCCTTAACTGTTGGAAGTGATTTTAATGTCAATCCAATGGCATGGGTCGTGTCACAGCGGTACCCCAATGAACTGCGCGTGCTTGATGAAATTTGGATCAGAAACACCAACACACAGAAAACGTTGGATGTACTGCACGCCAAATATAAAACGCACGCAGCAGGTTGGGAATTCTTTGGTGATGCAACAGGCGCTGCACGCAAAACGTCTGCATCTGATTCTGATTATATTCAGATCAAGAATGATGGACGCTTCACAGGCAAGCGCGTGTTCTATCCACAATCAAATCCACGTGTTGCAGATCGTTTTGCAAGTTGTAACATGCTCTTTTGCAACGCTGCAGGTGTGCGCAGATGTATCATTGATCCGCGCTGCAAGCACTTGATTCAAGATTTGCAAGATCGCGCATATAAAGAGGGAAGTAATGAACCAAATGACTATACTGACATTGGACATTCAACAGATGCATTAGGATACATAATACACAAAGTCTTTCCTGTGAGACTTTCAAAACCAACACAAGCGCCAGAGGTATTCACGACATGATGGCACATGCAAAAGGTGGCAGCGAAAAAACGCGCCCACAAATTCTGATTTCACGTGATATTGCTTTTGATAATATCCTTGAACGTCCTGTGTCAGAAAGTATCTATGAAGAGTATCGACAGATGCGCAAAGACCCAACCATTGCACTTGCGCGTAGGTTTGTTACTGCTGCAGTCTTGACTTCAATGTGGTCATATGAAGAAAAAGAAGGCGCGCCTGAAGGTGCACGTGATTTCATTGAAGAGGAATTCACACCACTGCGCACGCACATTCAAAAGATGTCGTTTTATGGTTGTATTGATTTTGGGTGGCAGTCATTTGAAAAGGTGTTTAGGATTCGTGAATCAGATGGGCGCGTTGGCTTGTTGAAGTTAAAACCACTTTTGCAAGACTTGACTGAAATTTTGGTTGATAAACAAACCGGCGCATTCATGGGTTTGTTTCAAGATGTCATTGATGAACACGATGCAGTGACATTGCGCCTGCAAGAATCTTTGCTTGTGAATATTGACGTTGAAGGTACTGATTGGTATGGGCAATCAATGCTTGAAATTGCACGACAAACGCAGAGAGATTGGGATACATTAAATAAAGCAAACAAACGATATGATGCAAAAATTGCCGGATCACATTGGGTCATTCATTACCCGATTGGCACGTCACGTTTGAATGGTGTTGAGACTGATAATCTTATAATTGCCAAATCATTGATTGCAACGCTTGAGGCATCAGGTGCCATTGCAGTGCCAAAGCACGTTGACGCAATCACAGGTGAATTGAACAAAGACACACCTGACGCTTGGAAGATTGAATTGTTGAGCGACATAGGCAATACAGTCACACAATTCAATGAGCGTTTCAAATATCTTGACGCGCTGAAAGTTCGTGCACTTGGTTTGCCTGAACGTGCTGTGCTTGAAGGGCAGTTTGGCACAAAGGCAGAAGCAGAAGCGCACGCAGACTTTGCAATTGTGAACATGGAAATGAACCACACCATCATTGTTCAACAGATCAATTGGCACGCAGTGAATCAATTATTGCGTTTGAACTTTGGCAAAGAAGCAGAGAATACTGTATTCATCAAGCCTACACCCATTACTGACTTGGCACTGCAATTGTTGCGTGATGTGTACAAATCTATTCTTGCAAATGACGAAGGCATGGCTGCAGAAATTGATTTGATTGATCGTGACGCATTGCGTGAACGCATTGATGTGCCCACTGTGCCTGAAGATCAACAAGTTGATGAACCAACAATTGATCCAACTGAAGAGGAAGGGGATTTATAATGCTATTTGCTGAACACACAATTTCATATGGTGATGTTGTCTTGACTGTGATTGGTTTAATTGTCACTGGGTTCATACCATGGGCGTGGAAAATGAACGCACGCACAGCAACGATTGAAACACAGTTGAATGGTATACCAAGAAAGGTGCGCCATATGTCAGAAGATATTGTGAAGATTCAAACCAAGATGGAAATGTATGAAGCAGGTGAATCAGGCATTGGAAGTTGACCCATTTTGTTTAATCAAGAAAAAGGAAACGCAGCCATGGCTAAAAAGAAAAGGAAAGCAGCAGCCAAGAAGAAAAAGAAAACAATAAAGAAACGTGGAGGGAAGAAGCGCAGAAAAGAGCGTAAAGAAGAACGTGAACAAAGACGCGAAATGCGTCAAGCAACGTTTGCAGCAGTTGATAAAGTTGCAGATCATTTTGGTATCACTGATCAAGAAGTTGTAACGCGATTGAAAAAGAAAGATGTTGAATTGACGAATTGGATTCAAGGTCAAGCGATTGCAACAGTAGGATTTGAAATTGATCCTGATAATATCAAGAAATGGTTCATGATCATTCTTGAACTGATCATTAAGTATTTGCCGCTGTTGTTGCTTTGATTCAGGGTCTGCGTTGGTGCTGCGCTTGGTGTACTACCCATCAAGCGCAGCATTTTAAAATTATATCAAATTTCAAGTGAGGGAAAGAATCATGAAAAACAAATTACGAGTCATGACTACATTCATTTTGTTGATGTGTTGCACATCTTTTTTCGCACGCAGCGCCTTCAGTCAAGTGAAGATTCAAGGCGCGCATCAAACATTGCCAGGTGGAGTGGTCACTTTGATATTGGAAGGCGCAACTATTCAAGACTTGACAGCAGAACCACCATTGTTATTGCTGCAAGCAGCGCCACAACCAGATATGGTGGCGGGCGTGTACGATTACATCAGACGCAAACCGGGAATTCTTTTTCAAGCGTCAAAGGTTGGAACATATCACGTGATAGTTTCAACAACGATTGGTGGGAAGCATCAATTGTTGATTCATCAGATCGTGGTGACTGGCAAATTACCAGCACCACAACCAGACCCGGACAACCCGCAACCACAACCAGAACCTTCAGACTTATCGGATTGGGCGAAATTAGCGCGGAAGATAGCACAAGATTCAATCAAACAGAACAGAGTGAAAGAAGCGCACGCAATAGCAGGCGCACTTGCGTCAACTGCAGCCAAACAAGCAGCAGGGGTTTTTTCTTCAGACGCAGAATATAGGCAAGCAATCAAAATGAATGGTGTGAAAGCGTTGATTGCTTTGTATGGTCTAAAAAAAGGACGTGAACGCGCACTCGTTTGGGATATAAATTTTGACGCAAAGTTGACCAAAGAAATCCAAAAGAAAGTTGACCTTTCAACAATCACTGTTGATGAATTGCGCAAGATTCACGCAGAGGTTGCAAAGGGTTTGAAAGGAGTGAAATAATGCCACAATTTAAAGAAGAATTTGGTTGGTTGGGATACGCTGAAGAAATGGTTGACTTTGAAGCAGCATGTGCTGCAGGTGTTGCTGCTGAATATTCTGATGTGAAATCAGAAGTTGACAAAGTGATTGAAGTCAGGCGTGCAAAACTTGGTGATGGTCCGCGTCCATTTACATGGGATTTAGAAAAAGAACTTGTGCGCGTAGGGAAACTTGATAAAGCGTTTGCAGTTCATCAACAAGACACAGGTAATTGTGTTGCTGCTGGTCTTGCAAAAATGCTTGAGCAAATCAGCGTGTGTGATGTCGCATTGTTCAAGCAAGAAGAAAAAGTGCGTCCGGTTGATGTGCCTTGGTTGTATGCTACGTCAAGAAACCAAATTTTGGGTGGTATGCGTGGCGCAGGGTCAACAGGTGGTGCAGGTGCGCAAGCATTCAACAAGTTTGGTGTGTTGTTTGAAGATGATGAAGGTGTGCCTGCATATGGTGGGCGTTCTGATGCGTGGGGTCACATGCGTTGGGCGCGTGATATTTCAAAAGCACCTTATGCAAAATATGTTGACGTTGCAAAAGACAACAAAGGCAAAGCAATCAGAATCTATGAAGTTGACAAGATGATTGAACTGATTGACGTGGGTGTGTTGTTGACCATTGCAGGTGGTTGGTCAATGCGTGAACGCACCTATGAAGGGTATGAAATTTTCAACTATCGTCAAGGACGCGGTAGCGGACATCAAACACATATTACTGATGTATTGCATGAACCTTTTCTTGCACTGCGCAGACAAAATCAATGGGGTGAAAATGCGCATGGTACACCATCACATGATGAACGTGCGGGTGGGCGATGGCAAGACCCTGAAGATTTGGACAAAGAAATGAAGCAAGCAGTTGTGTATTGTTTCATTGATTTTGAAGGTGACCCTGCAAATCTTGACGTAGGAATTTTATAATGTCAAGGCGTGAATTTTTCAAAACGTGGCGCAGGTTGGGTATCTATTTGTACTCTGTTTATAAGAAAGGGAAAAGTGAAATGGTATACAACAAACCCGGAAGCAAATCATGGTCATTGAATTGGGATGACATGAAAAAAATTGGTAAAGGCTTGTTTATTGCAGTTGCAGGCGCTGCATTGACATTTGTTTCAACAGAAGTCTTGCCTGATCTGCAAAATGAAACAGGTATTCAAATGATTTTGTTTGCTGCATTTTCTGCGTTGGTGAATACAGGCAGAAAATGGGTTGTTAATAACTCAAAATGAAAGGTGGTGATTATCGTGGCGCTTTTAGGGTACGCAATACGCACTGACATTGAAAACATTTATGGCAAAGAGAACATTGAACAATATGCTGATTTGAACAACACCAAAAATGCGGGTGAAATTGAAGTACGCATTAATTCAATGCTTGAACTTGCAGAAGAAACTATCAATGGTCGCTTGCGAGAAGGCCCTTATGTAATACCGTTTGCAATTCCTGTTGTTTTTCTGATTAAAGATTTGACTGCGCGTATGACAGGTGTGCTTTTGTATGACGGTCGTGGCATAGTTGACGCAGAAGATGAAGAAGAGGGCGTTGAAAATCTAAGACCACACAGAAAAATGGTTGAAAGCACAATTAAGCAGATTCTAGGTTACAAATTGAAACTTGATTTGGCCCTGACATCTGCAACATTTCCGCAAAACATACCTTTATGACAAAAAAACGTACTGATGAACTTGCAAGGCGCTCAGTTGAAGAACTAAAAAAAAACTTGAGCGCCTTGGTGTGAATGAAGCAATACGTATTTCATTGCGCTTGCGCGGAAAAATCACGCAAAGTTTTATTCAACGGAAAAATTTCGACATTATTGCATTCATCACTGAAAAGTTTATTGAAACTTTGCGTGATGGTATGACTGCTGCGCATTTGCAAGGTGCAAGGCGTGCATTTTTAACACAAAAAGATGACAAAACGTTGCGGTTGTCTGCATTTTCAAAGTTGGTCAAGACTCTGAATAAATTAACACCACCAACAATTGATGCAGATGACGTGACTGCAGTGTATCAACATGAATCACTGCGCATTCTGGACAGTATTGCAGGACCAATTGAAGTTGAATTACGTGAAACTGTGAATGATTTGATATTCTCAGGTGCAAACGCGCGTCAGGGGAGAATGAAACTTGCAGAAGTATTTGAAAAGTTGGGATTGACAAAAAAGAATTATAGACTTGAAGCGATTTTTAGAACACAGACGCAAATTGCATACAGTGCAGGACGATGGCAAGCAGATCAAGATCCGGCTGTGCAAGAAATTCTTTGGGGTTATGAATATTCAACGGTTGGTGATGATCGGGTGCGCCCAGAACACGAAGCAATGGATGGTGTGAAGTTACCAAAAGAAGATCCATTTTGGGAAGTGTGGTTCCCGCCCAACGGTTGGAATTGCAGATGCCAAGCAATACCAATTTTTCAGGAAGAAAAGATCAAACAACCACCAATT